TCCGTTCAGCCATCCACTCCAAGTGTTCAGGACTTAGCGTAAGTTTAACCCTTGTAGCTAACGGAGTGTCACCTCTGTAATCTTTCTCTACTTCAGTAACACCTTCCTCATCTTCAGATTCAATAGCCATGATCAACTTAGCTGACAAACTCTCAGCTTTGTATTGAGCCAACTCATCAGCTTTAGCATTAGCTTCTTGTTGTGCAATCGCATTCTTAACTTCATCGTATGTCGCAACTGAGTTTGTGATACCTATACCCATCATCCCAAGCGCCCGCCCAACTGCGCTGGTTTCACATACCTCGACAAAAGAAGTAGCATTAATGTTGTTCTTGCTTTTTTCTTCATGAGCCATACCAGTAGCAACTAACTTGCCATCAACATGGATTGTAGTCTTGCACATAATCGACTCACCATCAAAAAACACATGATCCGTATCAATACTAGCATTCTCGTAATGCTTACGAAAGTATTGAAGCCTAGTCTTAACCATTACATATTCAGATTTACCCAAAGGTATTGATTCAAGTAATGGTAAACCGTATTTGTCTAATTGCTGTTCCATAATATCTCCTTAATTTGTGTGGTAAGAATTACGTCTTTCTCTTGTCTGAAAAAAACCTGAGTGTTGTGGGAAGTCATCCATAAATTTTCTAGCGTAATGCGAAATCCATCCATCATCAATTTTATAATCACCTTCACCAGTAATCATAGTTTCCCATCTGATCCTGTGAAATATAGCTTTTGCAGAATAGTATTTTTTTCTTTGTGTAGCCATATTTGTAAACTTAACAAATAAGCTATAAATCTCAGGATTGTTTTTATGATATTCATTGAAGTTTTCTTTAGTCCATTTGCCATGCATATTGCTCTCCTTATTTGTGAATGCATCAAACCCCGCACGTTGCTCTTTGTACTCATCGTATGATGGATGCTCTTGAAAATCTTCCGAGTTGATTTCATCGTAATAAAAATCTGATATGCTCATGATCTTTCTCCCTTAAATTTTAATTCATAAGAAAGACGTTCTTGAGCGACCATCTTCATGTCCTCACGGAAGTCATAAATAAATTCTTCCGTGTGCGTTGCATACCTACCATAAATAGTGTCATGATAAGTGTAGTCAGCTAATTCTCTTAAAGCCTTCAAAGCATCAGCAAGTATCTCAGTATTTTGCACATCTAGTCTTTGATCAAGATCACCAACTATATGCTCAACCTCCATAACAATGTTGTCAGCTTCAGTCATACACTCATCACGAGCTTCATCTCTGCGACTTTCCCAAGCTGTTTGGTAGTTGTCGCTTTGTTTTAATTCTTTTGCAGTTTCCATAATATCTCCAAGTGTTTAAAGTGTTAAGTATATATTAATATTAGTATAGCAATATACTAATTTCGATATAACTTCCATTTCTTCCTAAAAGTTGATTGTAGGATCGTTCTCAGTTGAGAGTCATGTAGTCTGATCATAGTAACAAAGAACTTAACTACACCATCTTGACCATCAGTCTGTCCAAGTTGTATTACTCGCCATTCTTCATAGCCACCTTGATAGTAAACTCTACCTTCACAAATCTCATCGTCACCAAAATGAAAATCATCTTCATCTAACATACGTTCTTCTTCTTCGATTCGCTGATCGATAATAGATTCAAAACTTCTCATGATTGCACCTCCATGCGTGTGATTTTAATTTTCTCACCAACTCCAACGATTGTTGTTTGTTCACCTACCTTTAAATTAAAGACTTGATCTTGCTCATCTTCTGTATAGAGAGAGTGAAACATTTCGTCATCAGTAAGATATTGGGGTACAGCTTTGCCATAGCTATACCCATAAATGTAATCGATCTTCCACGGTAAATTTGGCTTAATCATAATTACGCTCCCCAACTGAAAGTACGTGGTAAAGAGTCTTGCCAAAATTGACCAAGACCAGTTTGATCTTCAGGAAGATTTTTAATTTTGTTGTCAGCAACTGACACCATGCAACCACAATCGTCACATGAAAACTTAACCCATTCCTTAGATTCTACTTCTTCGCCTTTGACGTAGAATTTGTAGCCACTAAGGTTGTCAATCGTTTCTTGCACAATCTCTTGAGGATCGGACAATTTAGACTCGACAAGGTTGTCTACAAACATTTGGACTAGGCTAGAAACATCTTGCCTTGTTGCCATCTTACGAGTAATCTTGCCATCGATAAGATTTTTGATGTGATCACGTTGCTCGTCTGTTAATGTAATTTTAATATTTGTGTTCATAACTTCTCCAAGTTTGTGGGGAGCAAAGCTCCCCTGTTAAAATTAGTCCTCGATGTCAGCAAGACTATTATTGTAAAAATGATTGATCATTGCACCTTTGCCAACTTGTGACTCAAGTAATAAAAAGTCAGCATCTGTAAATGACCACTCACCATGTAGCGACTCAAGATAATCTGTACTTGCCCACCAAAGGATAGGTGGAAAACCATACATTTCTTTTTCTTTAGCTGAAAGGTCAGGGTTGTCATTTTCTCTATAGATACAACCTTTTTGCTCAAGGCTAGAAAGAAAGCCACCGATCTGATTGTCATTAAGATGGCGATTAAAATTTTGTATATCTTCATAAGCTAAACATGAATAGTTGTCACCAAGAAGATCATCAGGAGTATTAGCGCCACATTCGTTAGCACTTAAAAATCTGATCATAAAAAGTTTTTCTTTAGTAGTAAGTTGGTATTTCATATTATTCTCCAAGTGTGTGGGGAGCAAAGCTCCCCTGTTAAAATTAGGCTTTAGCAACATATTTGTCGTAGTCAGCTTCTGAAATAAATTTGTCCATATCTATCTCATCGTAGTAACTGTAACTAAGCTCATGCATATGTTCAATTTCGGACATAGCATCTTTTAATTTACTCCAGTTGTTATGATCAGCATGAATTAGGTAATGGCTTATACCATTAAGTGCTTCTTTAATAGACCTTTGGCAATGACGAACCATTTCGTATCTACCTTCAGAATGAAATTCTCTAAGTCCTATCAGACTAATTTCAATAGAATCTTTTACGTTATCAATAATTTTTTGATTTTTTTTGCTTAATTTTTTCATTGTATCTCCAAGTTGTTAGTTTAAAAGTGCCGATTTGTTATCCTCGACACAGATATTATATACTAATATTGGTATATGTACAGACATTTGACATAAAATAATTAAGCCTATTGGAATAGGGGTTGTAGAGGTAATTTAAAATCCCTGACGGTAGCGAGGGATAGTTTTTTTGCAAAAATTAAAAAAAAGATCAGAAAACCTGTGTATCATTTTAAGTCTTGGTTTAGCGTTTTTTGAGTAGATCAGAAAGCGAAAACCCCTAGAGTGGATAAGCTCTAAGGGTTGTCTAAAACTGGTGTTTGCCCCACCGTTCTGTGAAAGATTATACCATCTTAGGACTTCTTGGCAAATATCAGGATGCGAAAGGTGATATGTCGAGTTAAATACTTCACTCACACCTGAAAAAAGAGATTCAGTTATGCGTTCCAAGAAGCTGTGGATTGATGTTAGATTAAGAAGGTTTATATTGGTAACCACCTTGAACCGATAAAGAAAATCTAGCGCAGAGTTACAGAAGGCTGAGTACGGATCATACCGTAGCAATGAACTCTGACTTGTTTGACTATGATTGAAACAAGCACGGATGATACTGCGATGCGCTTTATACCGATGAGAATCTCTAACTTAGATTAACGTCTAGGTTGGGGATTACTTGCACGAAACTCTCAGCTCCACAGCATTACCCGATAAGTTAAAAAGCTCTTGATCTTTAAGAGGGAATTTATTCCCTAGCTTTACCGAAGTCACTCGCTGAAAGCGAAATACTTAGAAACCAATTCACAACAATGTACCAATATTGATATAATCTAATCATTCTATTACTTTTTTTTACTATGTCTAAAATTATTTACTATGAATCCATACCAAGAGAACTTGAAAGATTAAACATTACACAAAAAGAAGCAGCTAAGATGTTAGGATTGTCACTTAGTGGTTTTACATCTAGGATTGCATCAAACAAACCCATTACACATTGGATGATATATGGTCTTGCAAACTATTTAGAGCCAACTAAACCTAGAAAACGGATAAAAAAACATGCCAAAAAAGATTGATCACAGCGAAAGAAAAAAACTAATACAATCTATCAGAGATATTATAGGAACAATTGAAGCTATAGAAGATCACGAAATGAAACAGAATCTTTGTCATCAAATTATAGGACTCTGTGATCAAATGAAATTTACTTTAATTATGGATATGCAAAAAGCTGATGAACTATGAAGAAGATGTAATTCAACACGCTATATGTAAATATCTTGATTTGCGTAAAGTTTGTTATTGGGCAGTACCTAATGGTGGATCAAGAAAAGGTGGTGCAATTGAGGGCGCAAGACTAAAAAAAACAGGACTTAAAGCAGGTGTACCTGACATTACTGTTGTTTATGATGGCATGTATTGGGGATTAGAGGTTAAACGACCAGCTAATGATAAACATCCTAAAGGGTATTTAACTCAATCACAAAAAGATATGCATGAAAAGATCAGGAACGCAGGTGGATCAGTCACAACAGTTTATAGTGTAGCTGATGTTATTCTTTGGCTCAACACAGAAGTAATGTATGAACGCAAATTTGATGTTGAGAAATGAAAGAAAGCGCTATAACTCGTAGTGCAAGAGGACAGGCTTGTACGCTAAAGCTAGATGATTGTCTAAATGATAACGGAGCTACAACTGTTTTTGCACACAAAGGTGGTGGTGGCATGGGTAAGAAAACTAAAGATGATCAAGGTCGTGATGTAGGAGCTTATTTGTGCCGATACTGTCATGATGTCGTTGACGGTAGAACAAGACATCCCTATTTTAAACCTTACTTTATTGAGGAGATGTTTGACTTTGCTATACGTAGAACAGACAGAATATTAAAGAAGAAAGGATTGAAATGAATATAGCATTAGGGAGATTATTTATTATGAGTGAAACATTACAGAGAATATTAAAACGTGACAAGCCTAAAGCTGAGATCGTAGAGAACATGACACGCAGTTTTTTTAAGCAAAGCGATTCAGAGGAAGCTGTAATAACTATTAAACCGAACAAGATGACTAGAACACAGGCTCAGAACAGATTGTATTGGAGCATTATCGAGCAAGTACGTAAGGAAACATTTAACAGTAAAGATGCAATTCATGATCATTGTCGTGATGAATTTTTAGATAAGTCAACTGAGATCGTTTGCAATAAAGAAAGAACTGTCTTAAAATCAACCACAGAACTGAATACAAAAGAAATGGGTGAGTACATAGATGATGTTATTGTATTTGCTGAATCTGATCTTGGGATAAAGTTACAATTGCCTGACGATTGGAGAGATTTAATAAGCTAGGGGTTTTTATGTGGAGATAGTATGAAAAAAAAAGGATTGTATGCAAACATTCACGCTAAACGTAAGAGGATTAAAAGTGGTAGTGGTGAAACAATGCGAAGAAAAGGTAACAAGAAAAGACCAAGCGCAATGAACTTTAAAAAAGCAGCGCTGACTGCTAAAGATAGAGGTATCAAATGAAAGGTGTCAAACATTACAAAAAAGATGGTACAGCATTTAATGGTGGTACACATAAGATGGCTGATGGTACTCTGCACTCTAACAAAACACACACAGCTTCAAGTGTAAAACTATTTCATTATGGCGAGTTAAGTAATAAAGCTAAGACTAAAGCTAAAAAATCTTGGGGTAAATAATGGGAGCGCCAGTAAAAAAAGGTGACAATCCAAGACGAGCAGCTTTTCTACAACGTATGGGAAAGATGAAAGGAGCTGAGTATAAAGATGGAAAGCCAACACCATTGCTCAAAAGTCTAAGAGCTTGGGGAGCTTCAAGTAAATCAGATGCAGTTGCAAAAGGTAAAGCGATTAGTAAAAGAAATAAGGCTAAGAAAACTAGGAGATCGTAATGGCTAGACCTACTAAGTGGAACAAGGAGTTAGAAGCTCAAGCCTACGAGTATATAAAAGACTATCAGGTGCATGGACATATGATCCCAAGCATTGAGGGTTTAGCTATGGTTTTAGACCTTCACAGAGATACTTTATACGATTGGGCGAAGGATGAAAAGAAAGAGTTTTCCGACATATTAAAGAAGATTTTAAATGCGCAAGAATTTTGGTTAGTGCAGAACGGACTTAACAACACATTTAATTCAGCTATTACTAAGTTAGTTTTAGGTAAGCATGGATACCATGACAAGATGGATCAAGACATCACAACTAAGGGTGAAGCTATGCCAACAACAATTGAGTTAGTAGCTAAGAAGTGAAGGCTGAGATAGAACTACCACCGAAACTTGTACCAATCTTTGAAGGTCAAGCTAGGTATCGTATAGCCTATGGAGGTCGAGGTAGTGGGAAAACACGTTCATTTGCGCTAATGACTGCAATCAAAGGTTATCAATGGGGTAACTCAGTACCACCAACTAAAGGACAAATACTTTGTGGTCGTGAGTTTATGAACTCTCTTAACGATTCTTCATTAGAGGAGATCAAGTCAGCTATATTGTCTGTGCCTTTTCTTGCTGATTATTATGAGATTGGTGAGAAATACATTAGATCAAAAGATGGCAACATTACATATACATTCGCAGGCCTTAGGAGATCACTAGAATCAATTAAATCTAAGGCAAGAATACTGTTAGCTTGGGTTGATGAAGCCGAGCAAGTGTCAGGAAAAGCGTGGAATCTGTTGCTGCCATCGGTCAGAGAAGTAGGTAGTGAAGTATGGATTACATACAACCCTGAGTCAAAATACAGCGCAACACATGAGCGCTTCAGAGATAACCCACCTAAAGATGCCAAGATCGTACAACTAAACTACACAGATAATCCGTGGTTTCCTGATGTGTTAGAACAAACTAGACTAGAAGATAAAGAGAAACGACCTGATCAGTATGAGCATATTTGGATGGGAGCGTTTCAAATTTTTCAAGAAGGAAGTTATTTTGCTAGTGAAATGCGTAGAGCAAGAGATGAAGATCGTATAACAAAAGTTAGATATGATCGTGGGAAAGGTGTTGTTGTCAGCTTCGATTTAGGTGTTGGAGATAGCACAGCAATTTGGTTTGCACAGTTTATAGGCACAGAAGTACATCTAATAGATTACTATGAAGCATCAGGTGTTGGCTTAGATCATTATGTAAAAGTGTTACAAGACAAACCTTATATTTACGATCAATACATATTTCCACATGACATTAGAGTAAGAGAACTTGGATCAGGTAAGTCAAGGCTTGAAACATTAGAAGGCATGGGTATTCACGCAGACAAAACAGAGATAGCACCTCAGTTATTGATTGAAGATGGCATACAAAAAGTTAGAGAGATGTTAGACAAATGCTACTTTGACGAAGAAAAGTGTGAACGTGGTATAGATTGTTTGTTAAACTATAGCAAAAAATGGGATGACTCAGGAGCAACATGGAGGATGCGACCTGATCACAATTGGGCATCACATGGGGCAGACAGTTTTCGTTACCTCGCTGTAGGGTATCAACCTTACAATGAATCATGGGATAAACCAATTAGGAGAAATCTACAAGGAGTAGTATGAGTTTCTTTGAAAATTTATGGACAGTAATTAAGCCTGAAATAACAGGATTATTAGGTACAGAGCAATCAAGGCAAGATAAAGTCACAGGATTACTTATTGATAAACCATTTGAATTTGGTAAAAACATAGGTCTTTATGATGACAAGATAAAAGCTCCTGATCTTATAAATACTACAAACCCAAACAATACAGTTAAGCAAAACGCTATTGCAAGTATGAATGATAGTGTTGCTAACATGGCGCAAGACTCAGAAATATTTAGAAAAAACCTACCAGCAAGTATGTTTGAGATTGGTGAGTTTGGTATTGATCTAGCAATGAATCCAATCAAATACGGTAAAAAAGCACTTAGTTTAGGAAGTGGTTTGATTTACAATGCACTCCCTGATCATGCACCTTTAAAAAGATTCGCAGATTGGTCAGATAAATTAATAGGTTACGAGGATCAAACAAAAGCAGATTCAGAAATGGCATCAATGGTGGTTGATTCAACAATAGAGTTTTTTGAAACACCAGGTGCATTAAGAAAGGCAATGCTAGAAAACCCAGCTGATGTATTGGCTATGCTAATGGGTGGTAGTTCCATATTCAAAAAATTGGTGGCAGAAAAACCTCAAGAAGTTTTATTAATGAAAAATGCTATCGAGAGAATAGGACACAAAGAAAGCCTATTTAAAAGAATAGGAGCAATTCCTGTTGGTCTATCAATGAAAGATGTGAGCGTTATATCAGGTAAAGATGTTGTAGAGTCGTTAAAGAAGATGGGTACTGATGCATCGGAGGATGCAGGTAAGTACGCTGAAACTGGAGGATTTGTACCACATACTTTAAAAGAAATTGAAAATGAAAATTTTACAAAACAAACAGTTGGTATAAATGAATTGATTTCAGGCGATGCATTTCTTAAAGACTATATTGAATCAAACCCAAGCATAAGAGATTTCGATAAAGATGCAACTATGCCTATTGTTGTTGACTCGAAAGGAGCTGTAAGAGATGGTTACAATAGAATTAACCAAGCTCTTAAAAATGGTGAAACTGAAATTGAAATATTGAAAGGATCAAACACAGAACTAAGCAAAGTGGGTGGTACAGACTTAGCAACGCAAAGACAACTAGCTAATGTAGATGCATCGGGTTTTTATTCAAAAGCTGAACAAGTAATACTAGATCAAATGCCAAAAGATTTACCACAAAATCAATTGCGTGGTTGGTTTGAAAAAAGACGTGTATCAAAGACTGAGTTAGAAGATTTAGGCATACTTGCCTTGGTTGATAATATGGAGATAGGTGAGAAAGTAACAAAAGAAGGGTTACTACAACATATTGCTGATCAAAATCTAACATTCTCAAATACAACTTTAGATGACAATGCAAGTAGAAATATAGACCTGTATGATGAAGATATACAAGCTCGACAAGATTTTGAAATACCTGATGCTGGTGTAGACTTCATGAATAGATACAATGATGGCGATGTAAATTGGGATCATATCTTAGCGAGTGCTGATGAGCCTGACGATTGGTTAAATATATCAGGTAACGAATGGAGACTGTCACCTGATAGTTCAGACAGAGCTACTAACTATGGTCAAGATATATTTGATGATGAAATTGGATCGTCAGTAAACGTAAACCCTAGTAGTGATGGTGAAATAGCTAGAATAAGGGGAGGGCAAACGTATCATTACCCTTTTAACAATAAAACTAAGAAAGATTACCCTGATGAAGAAGATGGTAGTATAAACAAGAACTACATGGATTTTCGATCTTTTCATGATGATGACAATCTAAAGTTTACTAAGTATATGCACTTCATAAACCCTGAAAGGTATCCTAAGACAAAATCTATGGAACTTAAAATACTATATCAAGATTATAATCAAAGAAAAAAACTAGATGAAGTATATCTTTCAGATCGAGAGAGGGAAACATATCTACCTCGCTCTCACGGTCAATTAGATACTCAAGAAAATTATAAAAACAAGATTGCAATGCTAGAAGCTAGTATTGAGGATGATATCCGTAATGATAAGATGGAATGGGATATTAAGATGTTGCGAGAAGCAGCTTATTTACACAACCCATGGGATATGGAAGGTGAAGATAGATTGAAAATGGATATGGTAGAAGCTCAAGAAATGATGGGTAGAGATAGGTATCTTGAATCACCTGAGTTTGAAATAGATGTAGAAGTAGGTGGAGAAGAATATCAAATATATGGTAATGAGGACATTGGTTACGTAGTATCAACACCTAACGATGGATTAGAACATCGTGATCGTGCGCTTCAGGATTTATGGGATTTACCTACTGTAGAATCAGCAATTAGAAATCACGCAAGGGATGAGGGTTATATTGATGAGTGGTATGATGGTGCTAATAATGAAGGTTCTTCTACAAAATGGGAAAATTACACTTTAAATAGACATCATAGAGATGCACCACAAGAAAATTACAAAGAAGAATTAATTATATTAAGTCCTGACAAAGAGCAACTGCGTGGTGGTTATCAGTTTGAAAGTGGAGTGCATTACGGTGGACACAAAGGTTTATTTGCACATTTAAGAAAATCTGATAGACGAGAATTAGGTACAAACAGTAATGATGTGTATTTTATTGAAGAAGCGCAATCAGACTTTCAACAATCAAGAAGGGAATTAGGTGCGACAAAAGCAGAAACAGACGATTTAAAGTATCAAAACCGTATGGAAAGCTCTGCTACAGGTGATATGCTAACTGCTTGGAACGCTTTAGATTATGGTAAAAAGCGTTTAGATGGTGAGAGATCAATAGCATCCCCAACAAGCGAAACCATTGGTGGTGACTTAGTATGGAAGAAGTTAGTTAAAACATCAGAACAAAAAGCACTTTATAAACAAGCGATGTTGGCTCAAACAGATCAATATCAACTATCTAATTTTCAATCTACTTCAGGTGAACAAAAAAAGAAAGCGTTAGAACAAGTTAAAAGTTGGAATGATAATTGGCATTTAAATACTCGCAATCCTGATTCTGAGAGTTGGGCAGGTTTAAGTTTTGATGAATATGAGGAACTAGGGCAATATTTAAGTGAGCATCAAAACGAATTACAAAAAACAGGTCGTAAGTTAGATGACCACTCACACACTAGCAGAACACCAATACAAGGAGATCGTTGGTATAAAACAGTTCTAAACTATGCAATTATGAAGGCTGTAGAAGAAGGTAAAAGCACAATATCTTGGGCAAACTCAGACCAAATATTAGATCAATGGAATCCAGGTAGAGATACAATTTACACTAAGAAAATTAAATTCAAAGAAAGCTATGTTAACACTTACGATAGGAAGCTGAAAAAAGCAGCTGAAAAATATGCTAAAGATTATGATGGTGAATTTGAAATTATAAAAATTGATCTTGGTGATGGTAACCATAGTGAAAACTTTTCAATTAGAATTACTCCTGAGATGATAGATAAATTGATGGAGGAGTTTCCAGCTAATACAGAAACAGGTTTTGCTAGACCTACACATGGTAAACTACAGCAAATACCTTCAGGCTTACTTAAAACGGATGTAACAGAACAACAGGGGTTATTAGTATGACAAAAGAAGAATTTTTAAAAAAAGCATTAGGTTCTCAATACTCAGAAAAAGAAGCAGAAAAAGGACTACTTGATCTTGATGCATTAAGACGAACAGCAAAAAACAATTTAGGCTCTCAATTTACTGAGTCAGAATTTAATACGATGATGGGTGTTGAAAAACCAATGGGTATTATGGATTTAAACGAAGTAGAACTAAATAAGCTGCGAAGAATAAAAGAACAAATGGGTGGACAAGTTACTGAAAAAGAAGCTATGGCTATGATTCGACCAACAGATGCATATGGTGAACCAATACCTGAATTAGATGTTGCTGATTTAAGAAGGCAATTTTCAAGTATATTAAGCTCTATTACACCACAAGAGCAAGAAAACGTACTCAAGCATTGGCAAATGTCAGATGATAATGGCAAAGTTGAATTTATGAAATGGATCGTAGACAAACCTGAGAGAGCAACTGGTTATGGCATACAAGATGAAGTCTTATTACCTAAAGAAGCAAACTTAGGACTTGGAGGAAGTCAGACACAAACAGCAGGTACAAATAACACATATTATGATGACGTATTAGGCATATATTTACCAATGGGTTATCAACGAATGGGTGGCACAGGTGATGAAAGATTTCGTCAAGGTTCAGCAGGATGGGGATTTGACTCTTATCCTCATTCAGCACCTAGGAACTATTATGGAGCGAAAATGAGAGATGCTGATGAAAGATATAGACCATTGGTACTAGGTTAAGGAGGATAATATGGCATTAAATACATTCACAGCACTAAAATCAAGTATTGCTGACTTCCTAAACAGAGACGATCTAACCTCCGTTATCCCTGACTTTATAACATTAGCAGAAGCTCAGATTAATAGAGATATACGTCATTGGAAGATGGAAGCTCGTTCAAGTGGGCAACAATCAGCAGGTGACGAGTATATGCAGATACCAGCAGATTGGTTAGAAACAATTAGATTTCATCTCACAGGAACAGGAACAAGTGTAGTTAACTTAGTTTCAAGAGATGCAATGGCTGATAAACGATCAGCACAAGAAGATGAGTCGGGAACACCGACCATGTACACACACGCAGATGGACAGTTTCAGTTATATCCAACACCATCTACTGACACAGACTTTGAGTTACTTTATTATCAGAAGATACCTTCTCTTATTAGTAACGCAGACAACTGGCTTTTACTAGAAGCGCCTGATGTATACCTCTATGGAGCGTTATTACATTCAGCACCGTACCTAGCAGAAGATCAAAGGGTAGCAATATGGGCGCAGATGTATAGTGCTGCAGTTGCTAGATTAAATGAATCCTCTGATACTGCTCGTTATAGTGGATCAGGGTTAACAATGA